GATAAGGCATCTTTAAGAAGAGAAGTTGAAGCATCAATTCTTGAAGAGATACAACTAGCAATGGTTAATTCTGGTGCTGATAAGGAGGTAAGCGAGGCTAAAGCCGATTTGAAAAGCTAATAAGGATTGGCAGTTTTTATTCTCTTTAGCTAAGACATTACATAAAACTGTAGCTGAGTTATGTGAAACTTTAACCATTGAAGAAATGATAGGTTGGGCTGCCTATAATGAGATTGAAAATGATGAATATAAAAAACAACAGGAACAAGCACAGAAAGCTAGTGCTTTACGAGGCAAAAGAAGGTAATATAGAGAAAATGTTTTAATTTTTATAGCAAGTGGCTAATTATAATGTAGATATTGCTGTTGCTTTAAAAGGTGCTAAACAATTAACTTCTTTCAATAGAGAAGTTAAAGCTACAACTACAAATATAGATGCCTTTGCTAAAAGATTAAAATCTGCTGCAAAAGATCAAACCTTACTTGTTAGAAGTTTTGATAATTTAAATAAAGTATTATCAGAAGCAACAAAAAATTTTAATGCTGCTGCTACAGGTTCACAACAACAATTTGCTGCTGCAAGACAATTAATAACAGCAGAGAAAAATTTAAACAAAGAATATCAAGAACGTGAAAGGGTTTTACAAAGTATTACTTTAAAAGGTCAGAGATCTTCAATATTACCTGGACAAAGTTTATTTGGACAAAGTGTAACTCCAAAAGGTGGTGCATCAGGAAGATCAAGGCAAATTCTTGCAGAGGAACAAGCGTTACAAGAAGCATTGGCAAGAATGGATCAGAGAGATATGAAATTAACTGGTCAAAGTGTAAATATAGAAGGTAGATTACAACAGGCTTTAGCAACACAAACTGCTAACAGAAAAAGAGCAGAAGAAGAAGTAAGTAAGATAAGAGAAAATGCAATAAAAAAAATAGAAACAAGAGAAAAAAAATTAATTTTACTTAGAAAAAAAGCATTAAAACAAGAATTTGCAGAACGAAGAAAATTATTAAGACAAAATCAGTTTGGTAATGTTAACCCTGGCATGGGAGGATTTAGAGCATTTAGCCAAAGAGCAGACGAGATTACTGCTAATGCTGCTGCGACAGCAAATAGACCTGGTATTGGTTCTCTTATAAGAAGTCAGTTTGCTCCAGGAGGTAGTTTTGCAGCTACAAGAGGACAAAGATTTAGAGGTGCTGCTAGTAATGCTCTTATTGGTGGTGGTTTTCCTCTGTTATTTGGTCAAGGTGCTTTAGGTGCAGCTGGTGGTGGTATCGGTGGTGCTTTGGGTGGTGCTTTAGGTGGAGGCTTTGGTTTTGGTTTATCTATAGCTGGTACTGCAATAGCTCAACAAATACAACAGACTCTTGATTTTAGAAAATCTATTAGAGAACTAAATAAAGAAATGGAAAGAATGGGTATAAGCTCAAATATTAGTGGATCACAGGTAAGACAATTAGGTAAGGCTTTAGGTATTACAAAGGAGGAAGCGGTAAAAGCTTTACAAGAGTTTAAACGATTTGGCAATCAAGCAGTGTTAATTGCTGAAAAGTTTGGAGGAGATTTTGCTAAATTTGATGCTATTGCACAAGCAAATACAGTTCAATCTGCATTAGCAGCAATAAGAAAAATTAATAAAGATTTGACATTAGATGATGAGTTGAGATTTATAAATTCAGTAAGAAGGCTTGGTGTTGAAGCAACGATAAATCAAATGCTTGATGAAATGTTAGAAAAAGAAAAGAAGTTAAAAACGGCAGGTTTTGGTCAGGGGGAAGGTGAAAATGCAGGTGCGAATAGAAAAAGATTAGGTCAATTAAATCGTGAAAGAGATGCAACACAAGAATTAGTAGATAAAAATAAAACATTTTCAGCGGAATTGACAATAATTAGAGATAAATTTGTTGAAAATAGAGATGCAGCAGAGGCAGCTAATCGCTCTATTGCAAAAGGCTTAGAAGATGTAAATGCTGAATTAAGAAAATTAAATGATGTACAGTTTCAAGTAGTTGAATTATCTAAAACACTTGGCTCTGCTTTTTCAGAATCTTTTAAAGGAATAATAAAAGGAACAATGAGTGTTGGTGATGCGTTTAGAAATATGTTTATGCGTATAGCAGATCATTTCTTGGATATGGCTGCACAGATGATGGCTGCACAAATATCAAGAGGATTTATGGGAATGTTTGGAAGTTTATTTAGTGGTTTTGGTGGAGGTTTACCCAGTTCACAAGTATTGGGTCAGAGAGCATCAGCAATGACAGGTATTCCTATGGATTTACCCGCAGGATCTTTTGCTAATGGTGGTTATGCACAACGTAATAAATCTTATATTGTTGGAGAACGTGGCCCTGAGTTATTTACCCCTGGTGCTGCTGGAGGTCAAGTTAGTCCTATGGGTTCTACAAACATCGTTGTAAATGTAGATGCTTCTGGATCTTCTGTTGAAGGAGATGAAGAACAAGGTAGAGAACTTGGTCGTATGATTTCAGTTGCTATACAATCAGAATTAATTAAACAAAAACGACCAGGAGGTATACTTGCATAATGGCTACGTTTCCTTCAATAAAACCTACATACGGACAACAAAAAAGATCCGCACCAAATACCAGAACAATTCGTTTCGCTGATGGGTTTGAGCATAGAATATTATTTGGATTGGCAGAACATCAAAATCCAAAAGTCTATAATTTTACTTTTAATGTATCTGAAGCAGAAGCAGATACTATAGAAACTTTTCTTGATGCTAGAGCAAACGATAGTGCTAGTTTTGATTTTGAAGCACCTGGAGAAACTGCTGCACAGAAATTTGTTTGTGAAACTTGGAACAAATCAATACCATATAACAATAGAGCTACAATACAGGCAACATTTAGAGAAGTATTTGAACCATGAGTACTGCTCCGATTATTACTGATCTACAAAAGATCAATCCTTCAGCAATAATTGAATTATTTACATTAACAACTGACGCAACTTTACATGGTTCTGCACAAACGTATAGATTTCATAATGGAACAAGTTTAAACGCTAACGGAGATATTATTTGGGCTGGTAATCAATATCTAAAAATGCCAATAGAGGCAGAAGGTTTTGCATTTGCAAAAGGTCAATTACCTAGACCTACTCTTACTGTTAGTAATGCTCTTGGAACTATCACAGCTATCTTGTTAAACGTAAATCAGGTAACTACGGGAAATGATTTAACAGGAGCTACTGTTACTAGGATCAGAACTTTGGCACGTTATCTTGACGCTGTTAACTTTCCTGTAACAACAACTAGCACCACGACTACAACAACGATTGCCGACCCTGCTGACGCTGAATCTGTGACTTATACAGTGACAGTTGTGCAAGATAGTGGAGGTAATAATGTTTTTGCAATAAATGGAGTTCAAAAACCTGTTATAACAATGAAGCGTGGTTCAACATATATATTTAATCAATCTCATAGCTCAAATGTTGGACACCCTTTAAGAATCACATCTGATGCTGGAGGACAACAAACAACAACCAATGTTGGAACTCTTGGAACAGATGCTACAGTTACTTATCAACCAGCATATCCTTCCGCACCTAACGATTTAAGATACTACTGCACAAGCCATGGAAATAATATGGGTAATACGATTACAATGAACGATCCAAATACAACGACCCAAGAAACAACAACGACAACATCTCAACAGGTAAATCCATTTGGAACACCAGATCCTACAGCAGAATTTCCTCAAGAAATTTACAAGATAGATAGAAAATCAGCAGAAAATAGAACTGTTGTACAATTTGAGTTAGCTGCTGTTTTTGATCTTGCTGGTATTCGAGCACCTAAAAGACAATGCACTAGAACAGAGTTTCCTTCGATTGGTACGTTCATAGCATGAATTGGAAAGAAGAAGCACTTGTACATGCGAAAGACCAAGATCCTAAAGAGTCTTGTGGTCTATTATTGAATATTCGAGGAAAAGAAAGATATTATCCTTGCCGTAATTTATCAATGACAGATCATCAATGTTTTATTATTGATCCAGAAGATTATGTAAAGGCAGATAATACAGGAGAGATAACAGCCGTTGTTCATAGTCATCCTGTAACACCACCTACACCTAGTCAGGCAGATAAAATTAGTTGTGAACAAAGTAATCTTCCGTGGCATATTGTTAATCCAAAAACAGAACAATGGGGATATTGCGAACCTTGTGGATTTAAGCCACCTTTACTAGGTAGACCTTGGGTTTGGGGTGTAACCGATTGTTGGAGTTTGGTAAGAGATTGGTATAAAGAAGAAAAAAATATTGAACTGAAAGATTGGGATAGACCTGTAACACCAGAAGAATTTGTACTGAATCCTTTATTTGAAACTTGTGCTTGGAGAACTGGTTTTAGAGAACTTAGGCCAGATGAGAAAACAATGAATGGTGATGCTTTATTGATGTCTATTGGATCTCCTGGCTTAAATCATGTAGCTATTTTCTTAGATGGGGATGTTTTACATCATTTAACCGATAGACTATCTTGTAGGGAGCCTTATTCTCAATGGTTGTTAAAATGCACAGGAGGTAGGTATCGTTATGTTGCGTAAACTAAAATTATATGGCGAGCTTGCAGAATTTGTAGGTCATAAAGAGTTTGAAATACATGTAGATAGTCTTACAAAAGCAGTTAGTTTTCTTATTAATAATTTTCCGCAAGTGGAAAAGTATATGAATCCTAAGTATTACCAAGTAAAAGTTGGTGATTATGCAGTAGATCAAGAAGAAATACATCATCCAATAGGACAACAAGATATACATATAGTTCCTGTAATAGCTGGTGCTGGTAGAGGTGGTCTTGGAAAAATATTATTGGGTGCTGTATTAATTGGTGGAGCAATTATGGCAGGTGGAGGTTTTTCTGCTCTTATGTCTGAACAAGGATTAGTTTTTGGGGGAAAAATGGCTACTTTCGCAGGAAAGTTTGCAATGAATCTTGGAATAGGTTTGACAATAATGGGTGTAAGTGAAATGTTATTTCCCTTACCTAAACCAAAAGAATTTAAGTCAGAACAAGATCCACAGCTATCATTTAGTTTTTCTGGTACGCAAAATACATCAAGAGCAGGTACTCCCGTTCCAATAGTATATGGCGAAATAATTACAGGATCAGTTGTTATTAGTGGTGCTATTGATACTCAACAGGTACAGGCATGACAAATCCTAAAATTATTAGAGGGTCAGGTTCTCCTTCTCCTCCTACTCCACCTCAACCGACAAGAACTCCTGATACTTTACATAGTAGGCAGTTTGCTACTTTTCTTGATCTTATTTCTGAAGGAGAAATTGAAGGTTTTGCTACTGCTTCAAAGGAAGGTAGAACGCAGGGAACAACTGCTTATAATAATGCTGCTTTAAAAGATGTATTTTTAAACGATACTCCTGTTTTGAAAGCATCCGCTGATTCTACTAATCCAACTACAACTGATTTCAATTTTCAAGACGTAACATTCAATCCTCGTTTTGGTACGTCAGGTCAGACAAAAGTTGAAGGTATTGAAAGTAGCTCTTCTGTAACAGCAGTTGGAGTTACTGTCACTCAATCTTCTCCAGTTACTAGGCAGATAACAAATTCTAATGTTGATGCTGCAAATATCACAATAACTTTTCCTCAAATACAAAAAGCAACAGATAAGGGAGATTTACTTGGCTCATCTGTCTCTCTAAAAATTGCTGTTCAATACAATTCTGGTGGTTTTACTGATGTCATCTCTGACACGATTACAGGAAGAACTGCTGATGCGTACCAAAGAGATTACAGAATTAATCTTACAGGTGCTTTTCCTGTTGATATAAGAGTTAGCAGAGTTACAGCCGATAGTTCTGATTCGAGTTTGCAAGATACATTTCAATGGACAAGTTTTGGAGAAATAATTGATGATGCTAATACTTATGCGAATAGTGCTTATGCTTCTGTTCGATTGGACTCTATGCAGTTTCAATCAATACCTAGCAGAAAATATCGTA